TATAACTTTGAGGTAGTCGGCCGGCCGAATGTTTATGCAACACACCAGGAAGTAAGGGTCAAGGACGGTGATCTGGCGTGAGTGTGGACAATAAAGGCTTAATTAACCTTCAAAAACAGCTTGAACAGTTAAGGGACGAAGTTCCGGACATCATGGAAGAACTGGTTATCGGTGAAGGCGTCTATGCAGTAAAACAGGCAAAACTTATCTGTAAAAATGACGTCCCCGATATAGTGAACACCGGTGATTATCGGAACAACTTCCACGCCGGNAATAAAGCCTTGACCCACCAAAATAACAATGATCACGACGGAAGCAGGCCGCAACGGTCCGGAAGGCGTTACAGGATTGACGTTTATAATAACCTGNACTATGCGAAGCCCCTTGAATATGGCTTCAGAAGTCACTTCGTCCCTGGACATTGGAGCGGCCATGTTTTCGTCTATCAGAAGAACGATCCGGAAGGCGGAATGTACGTCGGACCTTACGGCGGCTATGTACGCGGGCATTTTACCCTTTTAAGGGCCATTCGACGGACTAAAGACACCCAGAACGCCCGCCTAACCCGTAAGATTGACCAGATTATTCAGGAAAGGTTATCCCCGCGTGGTTCCGGATAAACGGAGGTAATAAAACATGACCGTTAATAAAATCCTGGAAGCCATTGCTTCGAAATTATCCGAAATCTGGCCGGATCGAAATGTCTTTGTTGATAAAATTCCTAAAGGCGCCGACGGAAACTTCTTTGTTGGGGTTATCGAAACAAACCAGGAAAAGAAACTGGACCGGAGAAGGAGGCGTTCCTGTCAGATTGAGGTCCTTTATTTCTTAAAGTCTGACGACAATATGGCCTTTAATGATTGGGCCGATACCATGTACGACAATTTCGAAACCCTTGACGTCGAAGAAGGCGCGAATAAAACGCGCCGGCTTTACCTGACCGGTCAAACGGCCAGGAAAGACGAATCAGGGGTTTTTCAATTCTTATTCGACGTTAATATTAACTTCGTTATGGCGCCTGAAGCTATTGAGTTCATGGAAAATCTTACCCAGAAGGAGGAATTGAAGTAATGGCAAGCAAGAAGAAAGCCGCCGGTAAGACAGCACAGTCCACGCCGGCGGAACCTGTTTTCACTAAAGAACAACTGGTCCACAGTAAAGCGTTCAGCCACCAGAAGGACATTCTTATGGCGATCTTGGACGCTGATAAAACCTATACCAAAGCACAGGTTGAAAAACTTGTGTCCGAATTTCTCAAAAGAAAGGTGTGAATGTAAATGGCCCCTATCGGTGGAGGTACTTTTACAGTACAGAATAAGATTTTGCCTGGCGCTTATATCAACTTTGTAAGCGCTGGACGCGCGGCCCAGCTTGGTTCGCGTGGCGTTGTCGCCCTTCCCCTTGAACTGAACTGGGGACCTGAAAACAAGGTCTTTGCTGTGACGGCAGAAGACTTTAACAGGACCGCGATCGACGTATTCGGTTATGATCCAACGGACCCGTCCCTTCTTCTTGTCAGGGAAGCCTTGAAGCGCGCTAAAACCCTTCTGGCTTATCGCGTGAATTCTGGCGGACAGAAGGCTTCTGCAACGGTCGGAGGAATGNCNGTNACTGCAAAATGGGGCGGCACCAGAGGAAATGACTTGAAGGTTGCTATCCTGACCAATGCTGACGACGCGACAAAGGTTGACGTTGTAACCTATCTGGGGACTATGGAAGTCGACAGACAAACCGTTCCCGCAGATTCCGGTTCCGCAAACCTTAAAGACAATAACTTTGTTACCTTCGGAGAAGCCGAAACCTTAACCCCCACTTCTGCAACCGCCTTGACCGGTGGTTCTAACGGAACGGTTGACGGGACGGCTTATTCGAACTTCCTGAACGCTATTGAGGTCGAAGCCTTTAACGTGATTGGCTACCCTGGCACCGACGAAACAATTAAGGCGCTTATTGCCGCCTTCGTGAAGCGTTTGCGCTACGATAACGGCGTTAAGATAGTCGGGGTCCTTTATCAGTATGACGGCGACGACATAGGTCTGATTAACGTCAAAAACGGTGTTATCCTGGCCGACGGGACCACAATCACCGGAGATAAGGCCGTCGCCTGGGTTGCTGGCGCGTCTGCTGGCGCGGAAGTCAACGAATCGCTGACCAATGTCGCTTATGACGGAGCTGTCGACGTTGATATTAAATACACTAAAAGCCAGTATGAAGCGGCTATCCAGAACGGCGAATTCGCTTTCTTTGCTGATAATGGAAAAGCCCGCGTCTTGACTGACATCAATAGCCTTGTTACTTTCGGCGACGGTGTATCTGAAGACTGGACTTCTAACCGCGTGGTCCGTGTAATGGACGGCTGGGCGAATGACGTTGCCAGAATCTTCGGCGAAAGATATATCGGAACAGTAACCAACAGCGACACAGGACGCGAACTGTTCAAGGCTGACCTTGTGTCCCTTGCCATGCAGTACCAGGCTATAGACGCGATAAGCAATTTCGAAAGCGCTGATATTGTTATCCAGCAGGGTAACGGTAAGCGCGACGTCGTTGTTAATTGCGCGCTTCAGCCGAACGACAGCATGGAAAAACTTTATATGACCGTTACGGTTAATTAACGGAAGGAGTGAAGCGAAGTGAGAACCTTGAACGCGCCGGATACCATTTCCGGAAAGGAAGGCAGGGCCTACGCGAAGATTAACGGCAATAACGAAGAACTGTTCTTTGCAAAGGCTATCGAAGCCAATATCGAAAAGAGTAAGTCCGAAGTAAAGTCTATCGGAAAGCGAATGACCGGCCATAAGGTAACCGGTCTTAACGGGACTGGGTCCATGACCCTGTATTACCTGACACCGCTTTTCAGGAATTTACTTGCGGAATATAAGAAAACTGGCGTCGATCTTTACTTTGACCTGGTGGTTGAAAACGACGACCCCGCTTCTTCCGCCGGCAAGCAGACCGTTCTTCTGATCGGCTGTAACNTGGATTCAACNGTCCTGGCAAAANTGGACGGCGATTCCGACGATCCGCTGGAAGAAGACGCCGACTTCACCTTTGAAGACTTCGACATCTTGACGCCATTCACTAAATTTTAACTATTAAAGGAGGTTAACCGCTTATGGGCAAACTACAGGAATTTCTTATGGAACAGGAAGTGGAACCGACCACCACGGCGGAAGTCGAAATAAAACCGTTCCCCTTCCCCTTCGTGATCAGGTCTATCACGGAAGGCGAAAACAAGGCAATCCGCAGAAGCTGTCAGAAGATCATATTTGACAAGAANACGCACCAGAAACAGGTTGANGTCGACAGGGACCTTTANAACAACCGNCTGATTATCGCCTGCTGTGTGGACCCGAACTTCAAAGACGCTGAACTTCAGTCTAAATATGGGGTTATGGGCGCCGAAGACCTGATCGACAAAATCCTTAATCCTGGTCAATATACGGACTTGCTTCTTGCTATTCAGGAGATTAACGGCTTCACAGCCGATATTAACGAACTGAAGGAAGAAGCAAAAAACTAATAACGGGGGGCGGCAATGCTGACGAAGCCGACGGCGAATCGGTTTACGCGCATTACGCCCTCCACCGCTTAAAAATTCTACCNAGTACACTATTCAGCCTGTCGCTTCGCGAACGGGCCTTTATTTATGCTTCCATTGACCTACAGATCGAGAAAGAAAAGAAGGAAGCCGCTAAAGCTAAAAAATTAAGCAAGAAAGGACGGTGATCCATAGTGGCCGGTGTATCTACCAGTTTATCGATCCAGGATAGAATGACCAGCGCGCTTAATAAGATCACGGCCGCTGTGGCACGGACCAACAAGGCACTTGAAGTCACGGACAGATTAAGTGAACAGGTTGATCCAGGGGCCGGCTTTGAACGGGGCGCGTCTTCTATCAATATCGCAACCCAGAACATAATCTTCTTTAANGAACAGCAGGAACGCACGCGGGAAGGAGCAAGGAAAGTCGAATCCGTCTGGGGGCGAATATCAAGCCTGCTAAAGACGGCCGCCGCGGCGTTTAGTATTCAAAAAATTATAAACCTGGCTGACACTATGACGCTGACGGAAGCGCGCTTAAACCTTATCAATGATGGCCTACAGACCACAGCGCAATTACAGGATAAAATCCTGGCTTCCGCGAACCGGTCCAGGACTTCTTATAATGCTATGGCCGACGCCGTCGCAAAACTGGGTACACTGGCCGGAAGCGCCTTCACCAGTAACGAAGAAATGATAGCCTTCGTCGAACTTATGAACAAAAACTTCGTTATTGGTGGCGCCAGCATACAGGAACAGACCGCGGCCATGTACCAGTTAACCCAGGCTATGGCGGCCGGCAGGCTTCAGGGTGACGAATTCCGTTCTATCATGGAGAACGCGCCGCTTCTGGCCCAGGCTATAGCCGATTATATGGGTAAAACGACCGGCGAATTGCGCGAACTGTCTTCTGAAGGTTTAATCACCGCAGATATAATCAAAAAGGCCATGTTCGCGGCCGCAAACGAAACGAACCGGCGCTTTAGTGAAATCCCCATGACCTTTTCACAGGTTGGAACTATCGTCGCAAACACCATGCTTCAGACATTCCAGCCGGTTATCCAGATGATCGGCCAGGGCGCCCAGTGGATATATGATAACTGGTCCACCATTGAGCCGATATTCTGGGGCCTGGTTGCGGCTGTCGGCGCTTATGTCGTTATAACGAAGATATGGACCGCTGTCACATGGCTTCAGGTGGCGGCTAACAGGGCGCTTCTTGCTTCAATGCTGACGAACCCTATCCTGTGGATAGCAATAGCGATCGGCGTTGTTATAGGTTTAATTTACAAATGGGTTGAATCGGTCGGCGGCCTTCGTGTTGCCTGGCTGATAGTCTGCAATGCCCTTTTAACTGCCTGGGATTGGGTCCAGATCGGCTTTATGACCGGCGTTTACTGGGTAATGGATATGTGGAATAAGCTACAGCTTGCCTTTATGACCGCCGGCGTGAATATTGCTAACTTCATGGGCGACATGAAAGCAAACGTCCTGATGATCCTTCAGAATATGGTTAATGGAGCAATCAGCATTATAAACGGGTTCATATCCGCGCTGAATAAAATCCCTGGTGTCAGTATTGACCTTATCCAGGAAGTAACCTTCGGCACTACGGCCCAGCTTGAAAATGAAGCCGCTAAACAGGCCAGGGCGCAGGGCCTGGAAGACTACAGGTCCCAGATAGAAAGTAAGATTGCCGAACGTGACGCAAAACTTAACCAGATGAAGACCGACGCCAGGGCGGCAACGGCACAGCGCCAGGCAGAAATCGCAACCGCAAAAGCTGAAGCCGCAAATAAAAAGGCGGCCGAAAGCGCTGACCTAATAGGTAAGTTCACCGGCGACATTGACAGCGTCGGCACCGTCGGCGAAGTCGGTAAAATCAAAGAAGACGTCAATATCGCCGAAGAAGACCTTAAATTCCTTCGCGACGTGGCCGAAATGCGCTATGTCCAAAACTTTGTAACCCTGACGCCTACTGTCGCCGTTGACGCGAAGATCAGCGAAAAGGTCGACGTCGACGAAGTTATCAACAGAATTGAAACGAAGCTGGAAGATGAATTCTACGCGGCGGCGGAAGGGGTGTATGCTTAATGTCTTATAAAATGGCTTTGATTATCGAAGGGCGGGAAATTTCTATTCCCGTCCTTCCTGAAAAACTGACTGTAAAGGCCGCTGGGAAGAACGAAAGAACCACGGTTTTAGAACTTGGCGAAATCTATATCCTGCGGAAAAAGGGCCTTCGTGAAGTGGCCTGGGAATCGTTTTTCCCTGTAAATAACGCGCCTTATGTTACCGGCACAATTAGGGAACCGATTGACATAGTTAGAGCAATCGAAAATTCGCGCGATACGCCTTCCCCTATCCGCTTTATACTGGTTGGAACAGACCTGGATATAAATATCCGTTTCGGGATCGAATCTTTCGAATACGACGAACGGGCCGGAGAAGTCGGCGACATCTATTATTCAATTAAACTGGTCGAATGGAAAGATTATTCGCCGAAACGAATAATTCTTCCCCCTGTCCAGGCCGTCCAGGCCGTCGCCGTGAAATC